GCACCTTCAACACCGAAGATACCTCTAAAGTCAGATACACCAAATGAGTATCTTTCTCTAGCTTTGTATCTAACGTTGCCAGTATCGAAGTCACCTTCCATAGCAGTTTTAATAGCTGCTCTTTGGAAATACTTCATACCGTTTGGCACATCAGTTGTAATGTAGAACGCATCTGTGTCTGTTAAGAAGTTGTTCACCACATAACCTTGTGGGATCATTCCTTTTGACACAATTGCGTTGATGTCATTATCAGCTGTTCCGACTCTTTGAGCTGATTTCATTAATCTTTCCGCAGTGAACTGAAGCTCAGATGGGATGATTAATTTTAATCCTCTCGCAGCAATCTTTAAACCTCTTTCGTCAGTCATAGCCGCAATATCAATTAACGACTGCTCTAACGAAGTTTCGTTTAAGTCAGCTTGAGTAGTTAAAGTGTTTTTGAACGTACCAGCAATTGTTGGGTGCGCAGTGTTAAATAAAGAAACACCGTCACCTGAATCAAAATTGTCAGTAGTTGGTAATCCTTGAATTAAAGGATTAACAGCTTTAACTTGTTTTGTTTGTGCCATTGAACGTGCTAACGCTTTTGTATATCTAGACGCGAGTCTGTCATACAAGTTATCTTCAATAGCTTCTTCTGTGATCGAGAACGCTAAAGCCACAGTTTCGTGAGTGTATCTAGCTGTGAAAGTCTCTTGAGCATTGTCAAAAGATACGCCAGATCCCTCAGCTTTAACTTGTGCTTGAGCGAATCCTGATAACATTACTTCCTCTTCAAACGCTCTGTCTGAAGATTCTGTTGTATAAATTTCAGCATGTTGATTTTCATACTGTTTATACTCCAGGCCGAATAGGGCATTCAAACCTGGCTCTAGTTCTTTGACTAGTTGTCCTCTAGAAATGGCCATAGTAATATCCTCCTATTATATGCCTGCTGTTTGTTTAATGAAGTGTTCGTTGATTGTAACAATTAAGTTAGCATTCGCAGAACCAAGTTCATTGTTTTCTGGATCATTAGAAACACCTAAAATCTTCAACTGTGCAGTTGTAGATGAAGTTGTTCCGTTGATCTCTACTTTTGATACATAGTTTGGAGCTGAGCCAGCTGCATAAACGATATCAGCGCAAGCACCGATGTCCGTTCTAGCTGGAGTTCCAGCACTTTGTACCTCGAACCTTTCATAAGGGTCATCAGCTACGAAACCGACAATGTCAGTTGCAGTATTTGATGCCGCCAAATGGTTCGCCCATGTTGGTTTGCTTGTAGAAGCATCAGTATAGAAAACACCGTTAAGTGCACCTAGTAACACATCTTCTGCCGCAGCTACAGTAATAAAACCTGTAGTTGCCATTTCAACTGGATCATTTTGATAGATCGCAGCTGAACTTGCAGCGATTTGGTACTCGGATAAACCTTGATTGTCTCTATTCTGACCAACTTTTCCGATTGCTTTCAATCCGAAAGCAGCGTCTTTGTTTGCCATAGTTTTTTACTCCTCAGTAAAGTTTAGTTTATCCGGGGGTTTTGGAATCGTTAAAAAATTAACTTTTCTTCGAACCACCGAAAGTTACACGAGATTGCCTGTCAATATTGATAGGCATACTCTGATGCTGTTCCTTCATAAGATCGTTGTCTAAAGCTTCAACTTGTTCCATGCCTTGTTTTGCATAGTAATCTTGTCTTTGCTTTGCGATCTCCTCCGGTACCCTTGTCAGCACAAGGCCACCAACTCCGATCACTCCTGCGTATTTGCCGTCTTCGACAATTGGGTAATCTGCTTCTGGATACTCATCGGCTCTTACCAGTTCGTATCCTTGTCTGATTCTTCCTGATACGTTTTTCGTATCATTAAAACCAAGACTTTCTGCTCGTACCCATCTATGCCTAAAACCTGTTGGCGCAGGTGGTGCATCTAAAGATGACGGTGGAGTCCAAACTTTTTTTCGAGTTTCTTTTTCTCTAGTCTGACTCGCACGAGAAGTTCTTTTTTCGTTTTCATTACTCATATGCTTTACTCCTTCGTGATTAGTTTTAATTGTTTTGCATAATCTTCAAGTGGCACACCTAATTTTTTAGCGATTGCTACCTGAGACGATGTGAGTCTCACAGTTTTGCGACCGACGTTTGCACTTCGCTTCGCTGAAGCTACTTGTTGTACAGGCTTGGTCGTTCCAACCTTTGATGACTCTTTATTAACAAATTTATGCGGAAATTCAAGTCTTATTCTTTTATCAATTTCAGCATAATATTCATCCGAGTTAGGATCAAAACCTTCCTCTTTTACAAGCTTATCGTGG